TAAATGAACTAAGTGCAACAAAGATGTTGGTAAGGGTATTCTTTTTTGATTCAACGAACTCCGCAAGCTCATCTATATTTTCTACGAATTTATGTTTAGTTATCTTAGCTATCGGATCAATCGTAGCTACACAGTAAACGCCTGTAGATGGCAGTGCTTTCTTATAAAATTCTTTCATCATTTGCAGTTTCCTAAATTTTTAGTCAACAGTATCCCGCCGCACTTAAAATGCGTTTTTCTATTTACCACTAGGGAGGATTCTATTCTACTACGTTTTTATAGTTTGTCGATAACTTTAGTATCAATAAATATTTTTGCATCGATAGTACTTGGCACTGGTAATTGCCCAGCCTCAAAATATCCACCGAGAATATCCATTAGTTTCTCAACTTTATCTATGTTTCTTTCTCGTATCGGTTTTCCTCTAAACCAACTGTATACTGACATACGAGATACGCCTAATACGTTCGCAATAAGTTTAGGTGGCAGGTTAGCTTTTACGCATAACTTACCAAGCTGCACACCTAATCTTTTTTCGTTAAGGCCGTTTAAACTAAGTAGGTATTGTTCGCTATAACACTTAGCCATAATTATCCTTAAGTTTTAACTGACCATTTTTTAACAATGCTACTTACATCATTTGGCTTTTGTACAGGTGCAGGTTCAGCTCTTAATGTAGGTTGCTCTACTACCACGTCTGACTGTACGTCACTTGCTGTCTGAGGTGTTGCAACAGGTTGAGCTTGTGGAGCCGCCGCTTGTGGTGCAGGTGCTTCGCCTTCTTCTTTAGGTTTATATACAGTTAACTTAATATAATTATCAGCTGTTTGAGACTTAGCTTGTTTCTCTATGTCAACTAATTGCTCAGGTGTTAATACACCGACAGGCGAGAATAATAGTTTAGGCGTAGGTGACTTAGTATCAAACTGCATCTTAGTAATGATCTTACTTGCGCCAACGTTATTATTAGCTAACATTTGTACATAAGGTCTGAAACCCCACTTACCATTATCTTCCTTCTGCCAACATGATGTTGATGGTAATACTATTTGATAGATGTCATTACTTGGATCACCCGGTACTGTAACCGCTGTTCTCCATGATAAACGACATGCTGAACCATTACCTGCTACAGAGTTCTTAACGCTATATGGACATTGGTCACATGAACTTGCGGGAGGATTTGGCACATCAGTATCAGGTGTACGAGAATCAGTAGACCAACATGAAGGTACAATCTTCTCACCATCTTTGTATGATGAAGCGTAATACATTCTTGATGCGTTGTGAGCCATACGGATAAAGACTACATTCATTGATCGGTCTTCAATCGTACCAACTTCTTCACCACCTGCATATTTACGGAAGACTCCGCCTTTGATTGAGATACGTTTAGTGACGTTGTTACCACCACCACCGGCTACCGCTAGTGTATCTGCGTCTAGCCCTGTTTGAAGTAGGGCAGGATTTTGTTGCATTAATATTGCTAATTCGTTACTCATAATTTACTCCTTAAGTTTTACTAGGTTTCTTAACTACAATACTATATTCTCTAAATGAACTAACACCTGGTGGCATACCTTCACCCTCATGCGTAGCTAAATACTCTTTAAGATTAGTATTATGTAATCGTTGTTGCATTAACTCAATCAATCCGTTTTCCATGATGAATGACTTAAGGCCATCCCAATCACTACATATATAACTTTCTTTTAAAGTCTTAACTATAGTTCCTGCGCCTGTACGTACTGTCTCGGCATTCATTGCATTACATTGCTCTAATAACACTTGTTCTAATTGCGCTTGTTCTGCTTTTAGCTCAGCGTCTTTTAGTTCAAACTCTCTTGCTATGTTCTCACGTTGACCACGTATTGTCAAGTAAGCTTGTACTATTTCATCTAACTTAATTTGTTCACTCATGACTCTAATTCCTCTCTATATAAATCAACTAGTTTAGTATGTAAATCTACTTTGCCTTGCAACATCTTATAAATTCTTTTCTCTACATCTGACCCTTCAAGATGAACAACTGTCATCTTATTCTTCTGACCTACACGATCCATACGGGCAACACATTGTAGGTAAGTTTCAACTCCCATCACAGGTGACCAAAAGACTATGGTATCTGCTCTAGTTAGCGTCACTCCGTGAGAAGCGGCTTGTGGTTGAATGACTAATACACGAGGATCGTCCATATTTTGAAAGCGTTGAATGATATGCGCTCTGTCTGTGGCTGATACTGCCCCGTTAATAACTTCGTTTGATATATCTTGTTTAGTTAAGTATTGAGATACAACTCGTATCGTGTGTCGGTAAGGTACAAATACTAATATCTTATTCGTAGTCTCTGCAATCACTTCACTTAACGCAGATAGACGAGGTGAGATATCAAACTCAATCACTTCTTTCTTATCTGTGTATACTGCACCACCCGATATTTGTAATAGCTTATTAAGATTGGCCGCGGCATTCACAGCACTGACTGATTCACCAGCAGTCTCAATTAACATCTGTTCTTTTAATTGCTTATAATATTTCTGCACTTGGATTGTTAATGGTACATCACGCGTCTGATACATAACGTCGGGCAGATCTAAACATTCGTTCTTTGCAAATCGTATTGCAGGTTGCAACGCTTTGAATACTTCATCTTTAGCATTATGTTTTGGTATCCATTTAAACCTTGTAATCTGTTGCATTACTTTATCGCGCCACGCCACACTAAATTTAGGAACTCTCTGCGGACAGACAAGTTTAGCTAGACCATAAGCATCAACAGGTGATTGAGCCGCGGGGGTGCCTGTCATCATCCACAATCTTGTTTCAGGTTTAAGAATCTTTGATAAGGTTTTCCATCGAGCCGTTGAAGGACTCTTATAAGCATTAGCTTCATCAACCACTATTAAATCAAATCCACCTTTAATGATTGCATCTTTAACAATAGCTACACCATCATAGTTAATAACAACAAATTCATATTCACCATTAATAATCTTTTCTCTTTTAGCTGAAGTGCCGTGCGCAATACCAACTGATCTGTGCATACACGTATTAAAGACATCGCCTTGCCAAGCTGAATACATAATAGATAGAGGACATATAATAAGAACGCGTTTAACTTTGCCTTGCTTCATTAAATAATCTGCAGACCAAAGCACTGACGAAGTTTTGCCTGTACCAGCTTCGTTAAAACAAAAGGCGCGGTGATTAATAGATAAGAACTCTGAGGTAACGCGTTGGTGATCAAAAGGTTTATAGATACCCGGCCAATCATAATCACGAACGATAGGTGATGGTAAGTTATTACGAAATGAAATGAGTTGATTAAGGCGGGTCATCTCATCAACACCCCAGAATACAACAAGGTCTGTGAGATTGCCTTTATGTTCTAACACTTCACACTTTTCAATATTGCTTGTGATGTGAGAAACAATGTGCTCAGGCACGGTAAGTTTAACTGCAGTATTATCTATGATTTCCATTTAACTAAGACCCCAAGGTCGCTCTTTCATTAACTAGGATAGGTAGTTTAGCACACCTATTAGTGCTGTCAAGTATTACTTGATTATTTCTTTTTACGTTCTTTAGTACTAACTTCTGATACTAACTTGTGTTGCGAATTTCTTTTAAATGATCTGTTAGCTGACACAGATTCAACGCGTAAACCATCTTTGTTTGAGCCGCCTTTAGATAAGGCTTTAACATGAGCTACATCTTTACCCTTACGAGCAACACCTTCTTTATCTAGCTTACGACGAGCACGTTGTCTTTCCATGCGAGCTTCGTGTTCACCACGTTTGATCTCCATGTCGTATTCGTGTTTGTAGGGTCTAGGTTTTTTTGTGTAAGGCATACAATATTATATCATGTTCTATTAAATTCACAGGTCTTGACAGGGCAGAATTTACATAGGGGCGTAGAGTTTGCAACCCATGTATTAGTTTCATACGAGTTGTCAAGCCTTGCTAAAGGCACGGTAAATTTACCCCATGAGCTTTCTATATCTTCGCGTTTATATTCTTCTGTAATGAATGTATTGTGCATCACAAATAATAATCCCGCTTTAATTTTATTTACCTGAGGAAAGTGGGCGAAGGCCATAAGAGACATCAAGCGTAATTGTTTAGGATCAGGGTAGCGATTACTTCCGGTCTTATAGTCAACAATGAAAGCATAGTCATTATCAACAATAAGCAAGTCAACAATCCCACGTACCCAACGATTAGGATCATCAAACGCACAGGGCGACTTGTCTTTACCCAAAGCCATCTCATACTCTGGATACTTCTGGCCAGGAATGGCAATAAGCTCATCGGCTACTCCTTTAAATCTTAAATAATTTAGTGCTAGCTCTTTACCATCTTTAACATAATCTTCAAGTGCTTTATGTACTTCTGTACCATAGATCATTTTCTCACTAGGTATAACGGTGTAGTTTTGAGCTACACGAATTTCGTAATACTTCTTAGGACAATTCTCATACTCTTTAAGAGCTGAGTACGACCATGTGTATTGAGCCATTATTTTTTATCTACTTTCTGAACGTTCCCCGTCGATTTATTAAGTTCATACTCGGCTAATACCTCAGGATTCTCTAACATTTTTTCTACCATTTCTTCATGGGGTATAGGTTTCTTCCTAAAAATTAAGTCAAAGTTTTTTTCAAATTGTTCTGAGTTTGGTTTACTTTGTAGCCAATCTCCTGTTACATCATTCTGTGCAGTTTTTTTCATCTTGCCTCCATTAAACTATATTTACCAATAGCATAAGTCTTAATAACTCTACCATTATCTTCGTCACCCACTT